ACAGCAATGTGGAAAGGTCCGGCTCTTATGATTGATTGCCATCAGGATGCGCTGATGGATGCTGGCTTTATCACAATACTCGAAGGATTAGAAGCATCGATACAATATCCACTCGTATTGTATCGTGATAACAAAGAAGATAATCCAAAGGATCGTCGTAAGGTAGTAAATTATTTCAGGCCTGAGAAGCAACACGGCGAAACAGGAAAGTTTAAGGATGAGATGCATGGTACCGAACAAGTAAACGAAGGTGCGTATCTCTATCCACAATATACCAACCATGATTGTATGCAGCGTATGGCGTTGTCTGCATTTGGTTCAGATTTGTATCACCTTAAAGCAGAAACCTATGGAAACAATATTGAGAACTGTCATGCAGAAATAATTGCATGTGGTTCTATTCCAATATTTCATAAACACTTCTGTGATAATGTCATACATAAACTACAGGATAAACCGGTGAGCCTATGTAAAGACACTGGTACAATTGGTCTCGACTATACTAACTTTACAGAATGTCGAGATACTATGATCAAACTAAAAAATGATCCATCTATGAGAGATGATTGGCGTGAAATGGCATTTGAATTTTGGAAGCAACATTCAGACGGTAAAGAAGTTGTTAACGAAATTGTTGAACTTGCCACAAGCGACGAACACCAACCACAAGGACTAGAGGAATTTTTCTAAAATGAAACAGATCTTTATAACCGGCATTGCCGGAATGATTGGCATGCATTGTGCCTTACGATTTAACGAACTAGGATGGAAGGTATGTGGTATTGACAACTTCAATGACTACTACGATCCTAAACTAAAATTAGACCGCGAAGAAAAACTCAATCAAAAAGGTATTGAAGTTATCACTGGTGATATTCAACATCCGGATTGTTATAGCGAAGCATTACAATCTTCAGATGCAGTATTACATCTAGCAGCATATGCTAATCCACGGCACTCATATGAGGAGCCACAACATTACATTGATACGAATATTACTGGTACACAACGCATACTTGAACTGGCTGAAGAAAACGATACACCAGTTGTATACGCATCGAGCTCATGTGTTATGCATGGTCAGCCACTACCTTGGAATGAGCATGACTTATCACACCACCAGAATAATGCGTATGGCTGGTCAAAGCGAGTAAACGAATGTCAGTTCATGTATTCAAGACTCAGCAAAACTGCTGGTCTTCGTTTCTTTACTGTATATGGTCCATGGGGTCGACCCGATATGGCACTGTTCCTATTTGCAGATGCTATCGTAAAAGGTACTCCACTTACGCTGTATAACTATGGAGACATGAAACGTGACTTTACTTATGTCGAAGATATTGTACAAGGTGTAGTACTCGTGACTGATGATCTTATTGCTAAAGAAGATGATAAGTCACATGAGATTTACAATATTGGTTATGGCAACAAAGTAAACCTAATGGATTTTGTTAATCACATTGAAACAAATTTTGGTCGCAAAGGTGTATATGATATGCAACCAGCTCATCCAGCCGATGTACCAGAAACTTGGTCAGATACAACCAAGATTAGAAAGCTTGGTTATAATCCTAAGACACCCGTTGGTAGAGGTGTCTATGAATTCGTAGCTTGGTATAAGGATTACTATAATGTCAATTAACATTGCAA